CCAAGTGCAACTACAGAAGAAACTAGTATTCTAACGCCGACGGCAAGTGCGGCAATACCAATCCCAGTAAGTATTAAAGATTTAGCATTTGGCATTGCTCGAACCATAAGAGTTACCATACCAAGTATGATTGCCACACCAAGAAGTCCCTTTGCAAGTTCTTCCCAACTCATAGACGATAACAACTTGACCGATACCGCTAAAATAAGAACTGCTGCGGCTAAAGCAATTAAAGAAAGTGCTAATATTCCAATTCTAACTGTTCCGCCGGCAGCGCTTATCTTTTCAAGTATTGCTAAAGTGCCGACTAATATACCTATACCTGCGGCAACAGCCACTAAAGCTTTTGCTAAAGCAATAGGGTCAATCAATGACAAAACTAAAAGCGATACTGTAAGAACGCCCATTGCAAGAGCAATCTTTAATATAGCATCAGCTTTAATTGATTGTTCCATTGCCCCCAAGACTTCAGTGAGCTGCGTAAGTCCTTCAGAAACCTGTGTAAGTAGGCCACCGCTAAGAACATCTAATGCTCCTCCATCTAAAAACCTTTTAAAAAGCAAAAGAAGTCCTGCAAATAAACCAGTGTTTATAGCATCTAAAAATATACTAAAATTTGGTTTACCAAGTCCGTTTTCAATTCCACCTGAAACTCCAGTAAATTGGCCTTGAACAAATTGTAGTAATTCGCCAAGAGCTCTACCTAAACCTGCTGCTGATTGTACGAGAAAGCTAAAGAATGCAGCTAACGGAGCGCCTGCGTTTACTAAGAACCCAAAACGTTCTGCTAAGCGATCAGTTATGGCACCCAAAACAGATAAAGCGCCCGCAAATGCACCACCAAGAACAGTAACAAATGCCCCAATACCTATAGAAACAAGTTTTGATAACGATTCACCAAAATTATTAAAAAATTCTGATATTTTTCCACTATCGACTAAATTTTTCTTTAGGCCAGATATAACATTGCTTAGTTTAACAAGTAAATTAAAGGAGTTGGTAGACTGAGCGATTGCCCCAAACATCTGACCAAAAACGCTAGTTATACCTTTAACCACCGCAAACCCAATAGAAAACAAACTAAATATTCCTCGGAATATAGCGTATATCTTGCCAAGAGTTTCTGGGCTAGGAGTTAAAACGTCTACTAATTTATTAAACATAGCAGAAAGATTTAAAACTTGATCACCAAGCGATTTTGGAAATACTTCTAAAAATGCAAAACGAATAGCTTTTCCTATTCTTTCAAGAACAAGATAAGCCCTAAATATACCTTTAGAAAACGAGTCAACTGCCACTGAAAGTTTGGTAAAGTCAAAACCCTTACCAATACGATCAATAAGTTTACCAATAGTCATACCAAAAATAATATTCATAGTGTTTATGAGAGGCATAAAAACTTTAGTCAAATTGTCAATGACAGGTGTTAACGCGTTAAATAACACTCTTAATTTTTCTAAATAAGGTGCTTGTATTGCCGCACCAAGTCGAGACATAGCAGCTCGCATATTAGCCAAAGAGCCAACGTAAGTTTCATTTGCTTTGGTTGCGTGCTTTCCAAAAGCTTCGTCCATAGCAGTAGAAAACATATCAAAGCTAAGTTCGCCTTCACTAGCAAGACGTCGCACTTCATTTTCGGTCATTCCAAGAATTGGAGCAATAGCTGCGGCGGCATTTAAACCGCGAGTCGAGAATTGCTGTAAATCTTGAGTATTTATTACACCAGTAGCAGCAGAGCTAGTAAATATGTCAGACATTTCGCGAAACGAAGTGCCCGTCATTGCAGCTGCACCAGCAATAGACCTAAGAATAGATGTCATACGATCGCCGACGCCAATACCTGAAGCACCAAGCTGTGCGGCAGCTTTTGCTGCATCGCCTAAACCGTAAGCTGTTCCTAAAACGGCGTTTCTTGCGCTATCCATTGCGGCTTCAACATCTAAACCTAAACCACGGAACATAAACTTTGCTTGCTCGATGGCCAAAGATCGCTCTTTACCACCCTCAAGAATTGGGTTGATAAGAGCCCCGGCCATTTGTTTGCCAACAGCCAGAGTTGACGTAACTATCCCGCCAAGAGCAACGCCAGCAGCAACACCAAGAACGCCAATACCTTTTGTTACTCCAGTAACAACACCGCCCATGTTTCCAAAATTATTAGATAGTTTGTCAATACCTTGCATATTTGCAGTGTTTGAAAAGTTTAAACTTTCTTTTAATTTTCCAAGACTGTCTGTTGTTACGCCGATCCTCTGCTGAAAAGAGCGGTTGTCAAATTCCATTTTTACAACGCGATTATCTACACTAGCCATTTTTCACCCTTTCCCAAACTTGATCGGCGATGTTTTCAAATATAGGTCTAATTGCGGGGTTAACGTAATCTATACCGCTAACCCATCCTCCATTTTTTGTAGCGTGCCCGTATTGAATAAGAATAGCTACGGGTATACCGCTTTCAACATTGATATTACTCCACACTATGGAATATCTACCTTTGTTTTTTATTATTTCATATTCCCATGAGATTGAAGTTAATCCCGTATCCACTGGTGTTGAGTTAGCTAAAGCTTGAACTCCTTGCCGGCCAAAAGCATCTAAAAATCTAAATGCGTCTTCTTTTTTCATGGAATTTATGAACTTGTCTATATTATCGAAAGAGCCACTTTGTGAAACAGTTATCATAGTAGTCTCCTTTTCTAATTTTACAGTAAAACGTTCCAGGTTTCCGGGCCTATGACACCATCAACCCTAAGGCCATTATCTTTTTGAAATTGCCAAGTTGAGTGAGTTGTTAAGTTACCAAATATGCCATCTGCTTGTAAATTATAACCTTTTAAATTTAAGGCAATTTGGGCAATCTTAACAGCGTCGCCGGTTGAGCCTTTTGAAATAACTTGATTTTTAGCAGCGTTAATTGCTTCAAAAAATTCGTTGTTTTCTGGCTCTGCAGTTATATTACTAAGGAAAGCAAATAAGTTATTAGTTGCTTCTTCAGTTTGAGGGCCCCAAACACCATCGGCGTTTACACCAAGTTTATTTTGCCAAACTCTGACTGCTTTTTCGGTTTTAGGTCCGTAAATACCATCTTGGTCAACACCAACAAGCTTTTGGATGTCTTTAACTTTATTTCCGTTAGATCCAACTTTATAAATGGCTGACTCTGGAGCAGCTGGAGTTTCAAAACGTTGTTGTTCAATTGGCGCAGACCCAGCGGCAATGCAAATTGCTTGAATCAGCATTGAATCGAAAACCCATCGATTTTCTCGCCTTGACCAAGCGTCAGAACGATCTCCAGGCTGAACATCGCCATGATGTGCAAGTCCGGGACGGTCTTTTACTTCTTCACCAATAAATTGGGCAGAAAGAACGGGGTCAACACCATTACGCTTCCAATAAGCGCAAATTTCTTGCCCCATTCGTTTAATTTCTTTTTGCGTTTCGGGGTCGTCAGGGTTTAAATCCGCAGACCTTGCCGCAATCGCAATCATCCAGCAACGGCCGTTATAACCAGGCGCCGCAACACCAAAAGCAACCGCTTCATCTGGTAGCATCATTACTGTTGAGTTTGTGTCAACAATACAATGGTACGAGCCAGGATTTGAGCGCCGGGAAATGAACCCAGCTGTGTTTTCAGCGCTTTCGTCTCCGCCGACGCCTTCAGTCGTGTGAATGATTACACCAAAAGAACTCCCATTTTGACGGTTTGGGTAGAACTGTTTAGAGGCCGGAGGATTGTCGTAAAGATAGTATCCCATTGTTGCTCCTTAAGAGGCTGGGGGGTTGTTTGTAAGTGGCCCGATGTCTTCAACAACAAATCTGGCATTTAATCCAGCAAAGTTATTATAATTTGTCAATGGCTGGCCAGCAATTGATACCGCCCAAACAAGACCATAAGTTGCATTAGCGGTTGAAGTAATTATTACAGAATTAGCAGCAGTAGTATATCCGTTGTATGAAACTTGGGCAATACGTTGTTCTGTAACAAACGATGCCGCTGGAGAACGAACCACATCAATAACAAATCCACCAGTTGTATTATGTGCTAATGCCATCGTAAGAGTTATTTTAAGATACCTATTGTTAATGTAAGTTGAGGTGGTTCGGTAAACGCTTGAAATCTCACTACCGGTAGTTGATGATGTTGTATCCACTGTGTTTTTTGTTTTGTAATCGGTAATTCCCCATGGCATGTTCCACGGTTGGCGCCAAAGCGTTGTGGCTCCGTAGTAAACTAAGTGTTTACCTGTGTTTGTTTCGTAAATGTTTTGACCTATTGCGGGCGAGGCTGGTCTGGTAGTTGATGTGCAAACAATAAGACCAGTACCATTTGTTCCAGTAGCGCCAGTAGCGCCAGTAGGTCCAGTAGGTCCAGTAGGTCCAGTAGGACCAGTAGCCCCAGTAGCCCCAGTAGCCCCAGTAGCCCCAGTAGGGCCAGCGGGTCCTGTAGCGCCTCTAACGTTTCCGGCGTTAACCGTTGTCGTGTCATATTTAGTAAGAATTAAATTATCGCCAGTAACAGTTGCGCCGACAATAGTCGCATCTTTAATTTCGTCCATGTGTTCAGCTGTATAACCTGTAACGGTTGCCATGATTTCTCCTAAATTTAGTTTAAGGCAAAGCTTCCGGTGTTGACGCTATAAAATAAGCATTTGCGTTGGTTATTTCAAATTCGTCAGTTTCTAAAATGGTTATGTAATACTCTGGCCCAGTTGCGGTCCAAGTCCCATTTCCGTTATCTGTTATAACAATGTTAACATGAGATAACAAATCAACTGGCGCCGGAAGCTCTGGGTCGGTATATTGCCCCCCGTATAAAGCTAACTCGACAATACTAAGAACTTCTGGGCTTGTCATTGCGGAATCTATAATAAAATGAGATGTATGTCTATGGCCAGCTACTGTAACCGGCGTAGAAGTTAAAGACCATCCAAATTCTATTGGATTTGTAGAGTCAGAAATAGTTTCGTAGGATATGTCTTCTTCGACTGCAGTTAAATTGTACAAAATATGAATTTTGTAAGCGCCTTCTGTTCCATTGACATCATCGCCAGAATATGTACGATAACTAAGACTAAAAGGTTGCGGGGGTTGATTGTCGACAAAAATACCATCGTTGTAATTAGCTAAACCAAAGTATTCATTAAATTCTTCTGGGTAAGTAATTGCGTTTAATGATATTGCTAAATCCCCAGGGTTTACTAAATCAAAAGATTTTGTTCCATCGTAAAAAAGAGGTGTGTTAGAATTGTTTTCGTTTTTTATTGAGACAGAAGTAAGACCGTTCCAGGCTACGCCGGTTCCATCTGAAAGATAAAGAACCCCACGGTCAACGCCAGTTTCGTACGTTCTACTTCCAACATTGTCCCAAGTAATTTCAGCCATGAATTCCTCCTATCCGCTAGTATTTAATTGCGCTTTTCTTTGTTCATTTAGCGCACGATTTCTTGCGGCAATTTCACTCTTAGACATTTTCTTTTCACTAGAGTTTTTAATGCCGCAAATTTGTATCAAAGAAAAAAGTCGATTTAAATGCCACTTTTCGCATTCGAATGGTATGTTAAATGCAATCATCCAATAGTAAACAAGCTCTGACGTAATTATTTCTGGGTTTCGGCGACCTTTTTGATTTACAGACTGACTAAAAGTTGTTGCCGATTCGGAAGAAGCAATATACTCATTTATTTCGTTAAAATGAAATTGTGTAAGTCTAGAAAAAACTTCTGGCGGATAATTTTTAGTTAAAACCATGGTTTCAACATACGCTAAAGTTTCTTCTATACTTTTTTCGCTTGAGTCTAAGAATGGTTTTCTAAATTTTGACTCCCATTTTGACACGGAGACTAAAGAATGTTCCAACAACAATGTTACGTCTGGGACTGATGTAAACTCTTCGGTTCTTTCATCATAAAACTCTTCTCCCTGGACAATTAGTGTAAGCATTCTAACTCCAATCTGGTATAACTGTTTTGTTTTAATTAAGATTACCAAAACGGTTAAGTAATTATTTAGGCGTTACGAGTAAACACAAAGTCGTCATCGCTTGCTGCCGAGAAAGTGTAAAGACCACTTGACGGAGCTGCCTTGATGGTGAGCGATGCGCCTGCGGTACCGATAGTAACCGACCCGGTGACAATTGCATTTGTGTCTGCGCGGCGGTATGTTACGCCGGTAACAGTTGGGATGGTGATAACACCGGTCGAGGCTACAAACGTCGGGTGCGTAACCGTAACCACGGTCTGTGAGTTGTCCACTA